TCCACATATTAGCAATTACATTACCGCGCTCTATCATGTTCATCCCTTTAGCTACTGTTCGATGCGTTCCTAACGGGTCAAAAATCTCATCGATTGCTTCAAATATCCAATGTTCCAAATGTTTGATATATCGTCCTAACTTAACGTTGAATCTCGGACTGCGAGGTTGGATGGCGCGAGGAGCGCCTCCAGGTTTACGGTACTCATCCTTCGTAAACACCTTCACACGACAATCAACTTTCTCAAGGGGTCGCTCCTTGAGACTTTCTACAGCTGCTTCATAACACTTACGTTTCGTGCCACCATAATAGGCTACGAATTCTTCGTCACTAATTGGGCTCATTCTGCCGTGAGTGTTTGAAATTTCCTCCATTTCAGCTGTGAAGGTTGAAAGTCTGTCCTGTATCTTCTTTCGACTTGACGCATAAGGGTTTTCATCACCTTCAACGGACTGGTGATGCCAGGGTTTTGGTGCTCTCCTGAAACCTCCTTCGTCATCTTTGACGAAGAAGACCCTTTCCAAGACTGCGTGCGATACAGAATCAATATCATTGTTAGGAATATCCCAATCGGGGCCATTACCTCCTTGCACCTGGTAATAGCGGCGGGGCCTCTTCTGTGCCCCATCCTGCCTGGTTCTGTTGACTTGAAATTTCTCACCGCCAGCAACTTCCTCATCGATTTGTTTTTCGGTGATTATTGAAGTTGACGTGGTTCCAAGCAACATCCCCAAGCCCCCCTAGCAAGAGTGTGGGCTCTGCGCAACTTTGTTGCGTCGAGCCCGACGAGATTTGAGCTGAGGACGAGCGTACAATTCCTGTACATACTCTTCATCCTCACTCATAATCCAATACATCTTCGAGGCATGCATTATAACCAAGTGCATGTCATGATTCCGAAGATTTAAGAACATTGGATCCTTATCTCGCCTCAAAGCTTCAATCCGGCGAGCCGCATCTGCTCGAATGAGTCGTCGATTTTCCGCGTTGTCAATCAACATCCCATGTCGCATCTTCAGCCCCGAAGCTACCTCCCCTGCTAGTACCGGAATGCGTCCAACTTTGTTCTTCTTACGTACCCGAACATTGTTAGTTGCACCGCGCCCACCGGATTTTGGCGCTTGATCATCGGTTTGAACTTCTGTTGCCTCAATATCCCCATTGACAACGGCAAGAACGACATCCACTTCCTTGTCTTTCTTGCGTGGCTTGAGAGCATATGCCAAACCAAGGCATACTCCCGAAACCACAAGTCCTGCATCGCTATGACCCAAAGCGATACATCCCCCAAGCGAAGCTTGCGAAATGGTGACCAAACCATAACGCAAGCCTCTCATCCACGATGACTCAGGTCGGGTGGATCGAGTTTGAACAGAACCGGATAGGTTGGCATCCATGCTGACAACGACTGACGATTTCTCCGCGTTGAAATGAATGTTACCCCCCTTAGTACTGCCCTCCGTCGATTCCCGATCTGAGGAAAGTGGGACCCCAACACCGCGGGAGGAGTCACCCTCCCCGGATACCGCATGAAACGAGTTATGAC